GCAGGGCATATTGTTCCTGATACTGATGATGCATACGATTTAGGATCTTCTAGTTTAAAGTTTAAAGACTTGTATCTCAGCGGATCAAGTCTTTTCTTGGAAGCATTTTCATTACAAACACATGCTAGTGGTATTACGTTTAACCATAGTTCAAACACTACACTACTTCCTGTAGGCGGAGGAAGTCATACACTAGCAACTCTTACTGCTACACAAACACTTACAAACAAAACACTTACTAATCCGACAATCAATGCATTTACTGGAACAGGAAATGGTACTATTACTGGAAATTTGACTGTTAGTGCAAATGTTGATGCAGATAATGTAACTACAGATGGACTAAAGATCGTTGATAATAATGTAATGTCAACTAGAAGTAATGACAATATTAACCTAATTCCTAGTGGTACAGGTAAAGTTAACATTGCAGGCTTACTATTTCCAATTACAGATGGCAGTGACGGACATGTTCTAAAAACAGACGGTGCAGGTAATTTAAGTTTCGGTGCTGAAAGTGGTAGCACTGCAGGACATACAATACAAAATGGCGGTAGTAACCTAACACAAAGAGCAGGTTTGAACTTTGATGGAACACACCTTGTTGCAACAGATGACAGTGGGAACGGACAAACTGATGTAACCGTAAGTAGCACTCTACAAACTATTGCAGGTAAAACTTTCCCAAGTGGTGCAATAGTAGGTAGTACTGATAGCCAGACACTTACTACTAAAGTTATCAACAGTAATGCTAACACTATACACATTGATTTAGATGATTTAGGTACATTTACAGGAACACTTGCAGAGTTTAATGCAGGACTACAAGGTGATAGTTTTGTAAGTTTAACAGGTTCAGAAACACTTACAAACAAAACACTTACTACACCTGCACTTACTACTCCGGCACTAACAACACCTACAGTTGCTACTAATATTGATTTATTAGCAAGAGCAGAGTTGCGCTTTAAGGATGCAGATAGCAGTCATTACGTTGGATTTGAAGCACCTGCAACTATTAGTGCAAATCTTATATGGGTGTTGCCTGCAACAGATGGGGCAAACACACAGGTACTTACAACTGATGGTAGTGGAAATCTAAGTTGGACAGACGGCGGTGGAGGCGGCGGTGCCAGCACACTAGGTGGACTGAATGATGTCACAGTATCAAGTGCAGCAACAAATGATTTAATAGTTTATACTGGTAGCGGATTTGAAAACAAAGCAAAACACGAAGTTGCACCTACTGTTCCGTTTACAAAAGCAGATGGTACTGCACAAGTAATTACACTTGAAAATGCATACGATCTAACAAGTGTTGCAGGCTTCTTAAATGATAGAGTAGTTCAAAAATACAAAATGCCATTTGTAAATGCAGCAGGTGCTAGTGTTTCAACATTTGTAGTTACTCTAGATGATATTGCTGGAAATGCTGCTGGAAGTGCAGCAACATTAACAACTGCAAGAAATATTGGCGGTGTTAGTTTTGATGGAAGTGCGAACATTGACTTGCCAGGCGTAAACGCTGCAGGTAACCAGGATACTACTGGTACTGCTTCATTAATTAATGCAACAGCAAATAATAGTACAGATGAATCTGTATTCCTTACATTTGTTGATGGAGCAACTGGTTCGCAAGGAATTGAAACAGACACAGGATTAACTTACAATCCAAGTAGCGGTAACTTAACATCTACATTGTTTACAGGTACAGCAACAAATGCAAGATACGCTGACTTGGCTGAAATGTATGCAGCAGACAGCGAAATTGATCCAGGTACTGTTGTTATGTTTGTCGGAGAAGGCAAAGTTGTAGCATGTGATAGAAATAATTGTAGAAGGGTAGCAGGTATTGTGTCAACTAATCCTGCGCACTTAATGAATAGTACACAAGACGGTGTAGCACTAGCACTTGCAGGGCGTGTTCCTTGTAAAGTAATTGGTCCAGTACAAGCAGGTGATCTAATGGTTAGTGCAGGCAACGGCAGAGCAATGGCAAACAATGATGCACTTACTGGTACAATAATTGGTAAAGCAATTGAAGAAAACATTGATGGCGAAGGTGTCATTGAAGTATTAGCACTAATGATGTAGTGGATAAATACAGTAAGGAATAGGACAGGATAAATGGCAGCAAAAACCCCGTTGAAAGCAACCTTTGATGGTAGCAGTAACGTTACAGGACTAGCAGAATTTGTCGGCGCAGACTTCGTTGCAGTTGCAGATGGTGGTACTGGCGTAGCAACTATCACTAGTGGTGGTGTTGTAGTTGGTGCTGGAACAAGTGCGGTCACAAGTAACAAAGCAGCACCTAGTGGCGATTTTGTTGGCACTTCGGATACACAAACGCTAACAAACAAAACACTAACTACTCCTACTATTACAACACCAGTCATAAATGCAGGTGCTGATTTTAAAAACGGGGCTACCAGTGCTGGCTTTATAAAGTTCTTTGAAGATAGCGATAACGGAACTAACGCTGTTACACTTATTGGTCCTGCTAGTACAGCAGACGTAACACTAACACTTCCGGCTGCAACTGACACACTAGTTGGTAAAGCAACTACAGACACACTAACCAATAAGACATTGACTGCACCAGCACTTACAAGTCCTACTGTTACAACAAGTATTGACTTGTTAGCAAGAGCAGAGATACGTTTTAAAGATGCAGATAGTAGTCATTATATTGGATTTGAAGCACCGGCTACAGTAAGCAGTAATTTAATATGGACACTACCTGCCACAGATGGTAGTGGTGGACAGGTACTTAAAACAGATGGCAGCGGCGGTCTAGGATGGGTGTCAGCCTCCGGCGGTGGTAGTGGATCTAGTTTTCCAAACAGTACTATCCAAACGCTTCCAGGCAAATCTAGTGACTATGATTTGTCTTTCAACGCTGCACAAAATACTCAAGAAACGCCATTTGATTCAGGAGCAACTGATGCTTTTGGTGTTAACTTGGGTACAGTGTTTTCACTTATGGATCCAATTGGCACAGTAGAAGGAACAGGTGCCAGTGATGGTGGCTTGGATCTAGGTGCATTTAGTTAATAAATAAAGGATATAGGAGCAAAAGATGCCTACAGTATTACAGTTTCGTAGAGGAACAACAGCACAGAACAACGCTTTTACAGGCGCAGATGGTGAACTAAGTATTGATTCGCAAGGCGACAGTATTAGAGTACATGATGGCTCAACCGCAGGCGGATTTGAGACAAACGCTAAACAAGCAAAGTACGCTGATATCGCGGAAAGATATCGTGCAGATGCATCTTATGAGTCTGGCACAGTACTGATGTTTGGAGGCGATGCAGAAGTAACAATATGTGATACAGCAAATTGTACTAAAATTGCAGGTGTTGTATCCAGTGAAGATACTGCATACTGTGTAATGAATAGTCCCAAAGGACAACGCGATGATCCAACTTTCCCTCCTATGGCTTTGTTAGGTCGTGTTCCATGTAAAGTTATTGGTGTTGTGGAAAAAGGTGATTTGATGGTATCAAGTGGAACGCCTGGACATGCGCAAGCATTTACCGGCCAGATTAATCCTATGGTTGGAAGTGTTATTGGTAAAGCAGTGGAAGCAAAAACTGATACAGGTACCGGCACTATTGAAGTTGTAGTAGGTAGACTCTAGTCGCACATTAAATCTTCTATAGTTTTAATTTTAGAAATTATTTCTTCTATCTTAAATGTAGTGAATACACCTGGATGCAATGGCTTGGGCCAACTATCTAGTTTGCTCCAAGCATATCCTTTGTGTTCATCATTAAGTTTTGGTAAGAACTCTTCTTCAACTACACAAACATATGTACTATAACAAAAATTATTTTTACTATTTGTAAATTTTTCTACTGGAAGTGTTTTTAGCACAAGCGGCATAAAGCCTATTTCTTCGACAATTTCACGTTGTAGTGCAGTGTATTCTGTTTCGCCTGCTTCAACTTTGCCGCCAACAAATGCCCACATACTATCATACTTTGCACCATTGCGTAGTACAAAAAGATAACGTGCCGTTGTTTTACTTAAAAACAGTGCGCCTACACTGCTATTAAATGACGATACTCCAGTCGCCTGCTCGATATTCGCCTTCATAGGATTTTACCCACTCTGTGCCTGTGTACTTATATTGTAGACCTGTGTTACTATTTGTCATATAGTGTATACCTTCTTCGGCACTACTGTCAAATGCTACCTGCCAATTAGTGCCATTATATTCGATAATGTCGTTAGCACCTGCTACTAGATCACCCCAAGCATCAGGTCCATCTGTGTTACTTGCATCGCCGATAGCATTGAGGATGAGATAACGTTGCCCTTGTGCAGCCACTGCAAGTCCTGCTCCGGGTGCGCTGCGCAAAGGATTAACAATCTTTAATACAGCCGAAATATCATTTGTTGGGATTGTATCTGCATTCACTGTCCAAAGCAATTTATAAGGATCACTAGGATGGAATGCTATTGTGCCTGATATCTCTGCACTACCGCCTGTTTCAAGGCGTATTTGACTTATGCCGCTCTGTAATTCTCCATATTGATTAATTAGTGCAGCCCAACTAACATCATCTGATCCAACCTTTTGTGGTGGATCATTCAGTGGAGTGTAATCTACTTTGTTTGTAGTTGTTTCATTGCGATCTAATATTTGCACAGAATTGCCTAATACAACAATACCAAAGTTCATAGGAGTAAATTTCATACGCTCGCCCATTAGTATCTGTCCATCAATCACACCATCTGCAATACCGCCTTGATCGTCATATATGCTTGCAACAATTTTATTAATGACACCAAGTTTCTTTACTTTAGCAGGCGCGGTCAACCAAATTGGAACTGTAAAATTTACTGTAGCAATATCAATTGTATCGTCAACGCCTGCAGGAACACTTCTGCTAGTATATTGTATATTTTGTAGTTCTATATAACTTAAACTTGTCCAGTCTAAATAGTTATCTGTGCTTTGTATTTCTAGTGCAGGATTAAACAACACTAGTATTTGTTCTAATAATTGAAGTTTTTGATTTGTATTACTAGTCCAAATATCTACATTCATTTGTAATGTATATGGAACAGGCATAATACGCTCTACTGTAAATGCATTGCCCTGTTGTGTGTTATACTCATTTGTGTTTACATCAAACTTGCGCATACGGATATGCTTCTTGTCAACAAATGTAGGATCTTGCCTGCGTTCTGTATTGTACTCTAATCCTGTTACATAACAACTAATCATGGGAGTTGGAATAATTTTATTTTCACTGTTTTCACGAATAATACTGCTTACCATACGAGTACTATCGCCATATTTTACAGGCACTGTTTGCAGTGTAGTATTTCCATTACGATCTTTGCCGTACTCAACTTGAAAGTTGCTAAATGCACGAATAAATTGCAGTAGAAAACGTCTTATTTGTTCATCATAAAAAAACTGTTGTGCCATTAATCTTCTCTAGGTTTCAATGCATCGCTAAGACTTTGTCTACTAGTTGCAGTAGTGTTATCATCTGCAGTAAATGTGCTGGTATTATTAATGAATTGATCTCGTTGTGTATTTCCTGTGCCTGGTGTAAGTTTACTACGGACATCATCTTCTACTTTAATCCAACGGTTGCCGCTGTATCTAAACAATCTGTTAGGTAAAAAGTCTACACGCAAAACAAAATCACCTTCTTGTGCAGTGCCTGGGAAACTTGTGCCCATACTAATTGGCTCACCGTTCGGAGCAAGTCCATCACCTACTAGATATCCGCTGTATGCATCAGTGTTAGTAGGTGTAATGCGTCTAGCATCTGCACTTGCATCAGTACTATCTGCATTCTGTTGAGTATCGTCAGCATTAACACCTTTAGGTTCTAGTGGTCTACCAGTAACTGGATCGGTTGGGACAATATAGTATTGACTTGTGTCGTAACCACTTTCTGGAACTTCTAGTTCTGCTTCTTCTACAATCTTGCTTGTAATCTCAAGTTCTTTGTTGTAGGTAGATAATAAATCACGAAGTGTATTATCTGTTGTATTGCCATCTGAATCTTCTTGTAACACATTAAGAATATCATTGTATTCTTGGCTATCTACTAGAGGTGTACACTTAACACGCCACAAATGACTCCACCAAGTTGGGCTGAAACCTTCACTAGGACGCGAACCTTCCTGAATAACATAATAACGTTTAAGGCTAAGTTCTACACTTTCATCTAGTGCGCTATAGTCTGTAAGGTGTGGTAGTTCAATAACATCACCTGCCATAAGTTTACGTCCAAGATTGTTTACCATATCGTTTTCGTGGAATGTAATAAACAGTGTATCGTTTGCTAAAAACAAACCAAACTGTGATAAGTCAAAGTCTGTATCACTTACATTATATATACCACGCAAATTATAGATGTCTTGATCATATATTCTGTCTCTGTTTTCGAGGAATAAAAAGTCTTGAATGCCCAATGGATCATGTTCTTGATCGCCACCTGTTTGGTTTGCAACACCTAAATACTTGTGAACATTGATTCCTGTGCCACCAATGGTAAACATTTCTCTTATTCTTCTATCAAAGAATCTATAATCGTTGGTGTGAGCACCGTCTTTCCATAGTGAAATTCTTGGCATAATATTTCCTTATTGCGTAGTATTTATCGCCTATAAATAACTCGATGAAACTAGACCTACACGGACATACTATACATGCAGCCTGGCGTTTGTTTAACACTCGCATTACAGATGCCTATTATAACAAGCAACGCACTGTGGTTGTTGTGACAGGACAAGGCGCTATAATGCACGAGTTTCAAACCTGGGCTGCCCAGCATCCTCATGTAAAAAGTTGGACAAATAGTCCACAAAACCCTGGAAGTTACAAATTATCTCTCAAAAAAGGTTGACACATTCTCAAAAGGTGCTATATTAATATAGTAAGTTGAAATTGAGGAGAGACATTATGCAACAGCAAATTGAAAAATTGATCGAAGATATTGTTAACGATTATGATGTTTGGCAGAATCGTTGTGCTAAAGGCGAGCCTAAAAGCAGTGTGCAAAATGATATGTTTGATCGTTTTAAGTCACGCATTGACTTTAAAGAAGGTAAAAAGTATATTAAAATCTTTACTGAAGGCGGAAGCGTTTGGGGATTTGTTGTTAACACTGATAAAGATAACAAGTTTCGCAAAGGCGATATCCTTAAAGCGGCAGGTTGGAACGCTCCTGCTCGCAACGCCGCACGTGGTAACATTTTAGATGGTGGCTACAGAATCCAGTGGACAGGTCCACTTTACTTAAAATAAGGAAAAGCAATGGATAATATAGAAAAAAAAGCATACGATACAGCATTAGAAGAATATTTTGCTAATGGTGGAAAAGTTACAGTTTGTCCTGTAAATGAACGTACTGAAGATTTAGAAATCAATGTATGGAAGCGTGGTCCGGGGCGTCCTAAGAAAGAAAAGGTTGACAAAGATTAAATCGGTGCTATATTAATATAGTAAGTTGTTTTTGAGGAGAGAGATATGCCCCAGATTTTTTCAGTTTTCCAGATTGTTATTGACAAAGACCTTAGTGATCTTATCAACAAAGAAGGTCACAATTGTCATGTAAAGAGCAAAGCTCGCATACAAGCAATGATGGACGGCGATGTGCGTCTTGGTGTAATGCATGATTGTTACACAAAGGTAGCAGAAGTTGTTGCTGATGATTTGGATCATGTGTTTGAAGTTGGTAACATTGGTCCTGAGGATCGTATTGAACGCTTCGAAAAAATGACTAGCATTAGTGTTGGTGATATCATTGCTGATGCAGATGGCGTTTGTAGTGTAGTAAACAATGTTGGATTTACTCCACTTGCACCGTCATTCCACAAAATGGTATTGAAGGAGGCAGCATAATGTTGTATGAAGTTTATTTGATTAATCAGCGTTACACCTGTGGTGCATATAAAACCTTGGAGCAGGCTGTTAACATGGCTCGCAAAACAGGTTTTCAGTGCAACATCTTTCGTAGCAACAATCCTTTTAAGATTGTAAAAACTATTTGCCCTATTGGAGGCACACGATGATTAAGTTTTATGTATTAGCCGCAATTGGAGCAGCCTTTGCCGCTGCCGCAGACTCTATTGTCATATTGTGTCTTACAACTGCGGTTGTTCTTTTATTGTTAATGCGGGAGCGTAGTATCAATGGAAATTAAAATGACAGACGCTGGAACATTTGAATTGCTGTATGATAAGTTGGATGTGTTTATTCATTTGCTTGCATTTGGTTTTGCAATTGCTCTAGTTGTTACAGTAATTGTTGCCAGTATTAGACTGGGTTGGAAACTTTGGCCCTGGATACTTGGGCTAGGACTACTAGCGTTTTTGATTACATGAGGCGCGGCAAAACAAAAGATCCTGTTGCATATATAAAAGTTCGCATGGGACAATTAATAGATGAATCAAACAAGTGTCATGATCCGCATGACGCACAATGGTACAACAGATGCGCTGAAGAACTGCATTGGGTACTTAAAATGATGGAGAATAAAAATGGAACCGGTTGATGTAAGTAGAAAACACTTTTACATTAGTATGGTAAAAAGTGTTATTCGTTTGTGTGGTTGCTGGGCATT